CATGATCCAAGGATCAAGGCAAGATAAAACCACATGACCAAGATACATGCTTTCCACCCCACTGATCCCCCATGCGGAATGAAGGCTGGTAAAGGTTGCATGGCTGTTTCTTTTCCTTTCCAGACATTCATTATTATTCAAGCCAGAGATGATATCTAACTCTATGTTGCAGCCTTCTCTTTTCAATTCATTAATTGTATCTTGGAAAAAATCATATCCTTTCAATGGATGGCCAGCTGATCCAGCGCAAATCCTGAGTGGCTCACCTTCTTCATATGGCGCACAAAAAGGGATATCATTCCAATCCACATCACCATAGGCAGTCATAAAGGAGTTCAAGTGATAAAAAGAGCCCAGCAACTGACTTGTAATACTCCACCCTGTTCCTGTAATTGCCGCAACCCCTGTCCTATCATGGAACTCCTTAATTGCAGCACCATTGTCTCTCAATTCTGAACCATAATATTTCACACAACAATTGTTTTTGTTCAGGATAGTATTGAAATCAATTCCCGGCCAATTGAATATCCCTCTTCCAAAATGGAAGAAATCACATTGCTTGCACCAATCAGTTGCCTCTTTTCTTGCCTCATCTGAATTGAGAATAATATCCTTAGCATAAGAAAAGGAATCATCATGGGCAATGATACATCTGGCCTCATGTTTGGTGTATTTGTTAATTGCTCTTGTAAGAAAGGTCAGTTGACCACCTATGTTGAAATCGCTGATTATTGCTATTTTCATTTCTCCAACCATCTCCTTAATGCATCCGTTGCTTTCAGTTCAGGGACTACAGTGGATGAATATTTACCGGTAGTGGCCATTGCAATCACCCTGATAAAACAATAACCAACCAATGCTTCAGGAAGCTTCCAAGCCAACCATGATAGAAATTTGTCCACCATCAATCCAAATTTAATTTTCATTTCACCCTCTTTTCGTCTTTCAAGCAGCCCTCTATAAGCATCAAATAATTGATACAATCTCCAAATTTCTCATCAATCAAGGCCTGAGTAATTTGCTCGCCAGATAACAAAACATCATATATACATTCAATTTGTTTTGTTACCAGAGATAGAGCATATTGAGAAGGCAAGCAATTCAATCGAGCAGATCCAACTTTGAAATTATGAAGCCTGTCCTCTTCTGTGGCATACTCTTTTGCTTTCTGAATCAATGTATGTCTGCTCATTTTTACTCTTCGCTCAAACAGCTGTTCAAATTCTTTTACTCCCATCACGCCTCCTTTTTCTTATTGGTTTCAAGCAAGGTCTGAATAAATGGATGAGGATATTGCCCATTCAATATTTCAGCATTAGGTAAAATACAATGACCACCAATCCTCCCGTATGGTGCATCAAGGACATAACGCTGTTTTCCCGGCCTACCTGTTGCCTTTACCAATTGATTGTAAAACCAGTCATATTCCTTTACCATGGCATAATTCAGCCCAATAGCCATTGCCACTTCATTGGAATATCTTGCAAGCTCAATATTAATCCCATAGACCAAAGTTGACCTTAGTTTGAGAAATTCTGTATGCTCTGGACATGGCAATAAAACAACGTCACATTTTGCTTCCTTGAAGAAATCACATACAATTTCTGTGTCCTTCGTCCAACCATTTGCAACAGCATATCCGCCGACATAACGATAATGCTTAGATATTGATTCTCCCATTGTACAATGATCGCCTTCGATTGGAGAATGAATTGCATCTAATTTTCTGGAAGTACCAACTGGAACGCTGGAAAAAATTACCAATGGAACTATGTTAATCCATTTCTTGTACTTCTGAATTTCACTAACAAACTTGTCATTATAAGGAATAGCAATGAGACAAATATCCACATCTCTTTCAAAACGATTAAACGCCTTTCCCGGATCATAAACTTTTATATCATGATATTTTCCCCATGCCTCATGAATGCCCTTTCCAACTTCACCGTAACCAATCAATAATGCTTTCATTCTTCCCTCTCAGTGAATATGAATTTGTTTTTCGCCCTTGCTATAAGCCAACACAAGACCAAATCTTTGAAAAATAATTCCTTGTTTGGAGGATTCCTTGTTGACCATGTCAATTGCTTGGAGAAGATGAATTTGTGCCACATCCATTGTTGCTTGTATTTCTGGATTCGCCTTTGTTATTTCGTCAAACAATTCCAACTGTTCCTCATTTTCTTTTTCCATCATTGGATCTGAATGCTCTTTCAACATAACTGCTCCCTCCCAATACGCACCTTATGGATTGTTCCACTGTAACGAAAGCCATGCTCCTCACTATTTTTGTCCAGAATGTAATGAAGATAAAATACATCACGAGGCTTAATCCCTCTTCCCGCAAGTATTTCCTCATACATTCTGTTGTATAGGGCTTGCATATCCATCCCCATCAAATCAATAGCCTTACCATTCAGGGTAATAATCTCCCGGATCTGCGTTCCTTCTGATTTTACTTCTCCCTCAAAATCAGCATCGAGCAAGATAGCAAGATCAATGTAATGGATGAAGAACTCATAAAAGTTACCACCTGACAATCTTGGATTGCCTTTCCAGCTCTTGAAAAAATCAGCATCCCTCACCATTGTTACATTGATCAAATCTGTTTCTGCTGGCTCTGGAAGGTTTTCCATATAACGCAATTGCATACAAATGTTGATCCGATCGTCATCAATAATCGGCTCCCAAGGCAAGCATAAAGGTTTCTCACAGATGACCTTTGCATCACTATTAGCCAGAATCCTTTTGGTGTAAAGATGATGGAGATAATTTGGGCAAGCAATAATCACATAATCAACTCCATTATAATTCACCTCTACCTCTTTTGTCTGCTCATACTTCGGTGGATCATGAATCCACTCCAAACTGCCGCCTACATGCTGAATCGCCTTCTTATGTCTTCTTGCTGCATATCCATCCCCAATTAAACCAAACTTCATTCTCCCTCCTTTATGAATCCAAGTTTATACAACATCTTAACAAATTGCTCTGGATCTGTTTTCTCAAGAGCCAATAATTGCTCTGCCAGTTCATTTCCCTCAATTGCGCAAGATGCAAGTGCATCTAAAACCAATGAAACTTGTAGATGCTCAGTGATATTCATCATAGGATATCACCAAACTCTTTGTCCCATCTTTTCCAACATTTTTCTTTTTTGGGAAAATGGGCACAATTACGCACCGGATAACCAAGATGATGCCAGCATTCTTCCCATCTTGGCTTCTTATCAGCATCAGCTTCATACCACCAGCAAGGGCAAGCGAATTTTCTCATCTCTGTTCCTGAAATAAACTCCCTGCCATCCAACCAATCCCCATAAGACATTCCACCAAAATCAGAAAACTGATACTTGCCTATTCCAACAACAATACCGGGATTGTGCTGTATAACATGCTTTACATCATCCCTCATTTTCCTTCTGCTAAAATCCTTGTACTCATAATGGTAATGATAGCAGCCTGTTCCTTTGCATTTGGCGCATACAACCGCAAACCCGTCATATTCTGACAGCCCCATATACAACCCAGTCCCACCGCAAGCCTTGCATTCTTCATCAATCTCAATTACCGGCATAACCTATCATGTTCTCCTTTATTATTGTTCCATCTGGTTCTTGTTTGAATATAACTTTCTTTCTGATTGCTGGAAGCGATCCTGATTGGAAAACTTTGCATTCACTTTCATAACAGAAAGATCCGATCTTGGAATGGAATAAACATTTTTCTTCATAACATTCTGTAATCATAATCTTGCCTCCTTTCAGTTGTGATCTGTTAGTGGATCAGACTCAACATCCTTCAGGCAATATTATAAGTTTTTTCAGTTGTATCTTCATGAATATTTTGTTGGTTGTTCTTTTGAATTTGATCCATCAATTTCTCGATGGTTTCTTCTTGAACTTGTATTCTGTAATGATAATCAAGTACGACCTTGAACAATTCAGCCGATGACATTGATGTAATATTTATTTCTTCCAAGATAGCTCCTTCTTTCTTCCCGGATTAAACGCCTTTTACAACAGCCATTCCAGCACCAATTTTCCTAACAGGAAACTCCTGATGAATGTAATAGCCAATGGCATCAGTCAAGTGAGTAAGCTCTGGACTTTTTTTCTTATCAATCTCGCCAGAACCACCTTCCACGCATTGTACGCCTTCAAAATCTTTTACAACATGAGGAGCCTTGGATGGATCAACATATAACCTTATTTTTCCATCCATTGTTTTCAATCTTGAATTTACTGAATTGACACGGTCTCTTTCTGACGGATTTGACTTGGCTACATTGAATAATAACCTATCGCCAAAATGTCGGCCAAGACTTTGCCTGACCAGATCCCAGTCGGTTCCACCAAGCTTTGCTGTTCCTTTTGAACCGCCAGTTGCATCGCCATATATAGCAATCCTCCCTTGGTGATTTCCCCAGTCATTTATCAACTTATTACAAACCAGAACTGTATTGCTGTTCCTTGGAATGTAAACTTCTCCAATTACACCCGTTGCTGTTTCCCCAGTCAAATAAGCATTTGTTGAAATATCTTTGATTGGCTTCTCTTGCAATACAACAGCGACGCCGGGAGCAACATTGAAATCCAGACAGAAAATCAAAGGCTGTTTTTTATCATACAGAATCTTTGCTTGGTGAGTGAAATATTGATAGGGATAATATGTCCGGCCTGTGAAATTGATAAATGATCCTTCATATTCCTGTTGGTAAACAAGTTCATCAAGGTCTTTCTTGGCTGCATCAATCTCACTTTGTGGTAATATATCAGAGCTGAACCAATGATAATATGCCCATTCACCAGACTCGTTGGCCTGTGCTTCCTTGGCAACATCATAATAGTGATTCCTGCCTTCTGGAACTCCAATCAGATCACACCAGCCATTTCTATCCGCTAATGCTGGCCTGACATGCTCGCCCCACGCTTGCTTCTTCATATTACCAAATTCATCAAGTATGCCGCCGTCCCAAGGCGAGCCTTCAATTCTCTCTGGCTTGTCCATTCCAACAATAAATATGGTTGCTCCATTTGTAAGATAGATTGCCATTTCTGATTCATTTGGATGTTTGCTCTGAGCCCATCTCGGTGTAAGACGTTTTAGATCATCCCAATAGATTCTTTTGGCCTGATCTCTTGTTGGTGCGGCTGCGAAAAACCTCGGATCTTCATATTTGACCGATGGGAATGACTTGTCAAGAAAGTAATTCATTGCCCTCTTTATCAGCTTCCTTTTGGCCAATTCTGTTTTACCGGATCTTCTACCAGCTGGATTGACTATGAACCTTTTTGAACAGTTCCATAATTGATGTTGAATAATGTGCTCTCTTAATGGAACCCAGCGACTTGTTGGATAATAAGCTGGACTATGACTTTCCTGTGGGATCGGTTGCTTCTTCAATTTGCCTCATTGCTTGTTGGTATTTCTTGGCTTCTTCTGCGGGATCCTTTGATTGACCTGAACTTTCCCAAAACAATCCAAGATGTTTTCCGACTTCTATCAAAGCGGTCTTTTTATCATACAGCTTGAACTTGTATGATGGAACTGTGATGGCCACTCTCTTGATTTTCAACTTGCCTTTCTCATCTACATGTTCAAAAGCTTGCCATCTTGTTTCCTCTTTTGTCTCCAGAGATTCGATTGCTCCAGAGTGTTGAGAAGCCAGTAAGTCACTGGATTTAAACACTTTATTGCCCTCTGAATCCCATGCCATGTAGTTCTTGATATCACTGAATGCAATCTTGGCCAACTCATTCAATACATTTTGCTCTGTAATCTCGGAAACTTTACACCGTCTATCAACTTCTTCCTGTATCGCTTGTTGAACGTCTGGCCTTCTATACAATGCAGTAGCTTGTTCCCTATCGGTTTCTTCATTTCCGGTTCCATAGCCGCACTTCTTAAATGCCTTATATGTCTGGAAACAAGTCAGATATTCATTTACAAACAATTTTACTTTCAGGTATTTTCTGTTGAATGCTCCGGGTTTTCTGCCTCTATTGCTTTTGACTGGTTTTGGATTATTTTCTGATAATCTTGTTATCTTCATGAATCATATTTTAGTTGGTTTCCCTTATAAATAAAAGAAATCAATTAATTTTTCGGTTAAGCCATTGATTTTCTAAGGTTTTCTCATTTCAGATAATGCTCTGGTAAGTTCCAGACTTGCTCTTTTACAGGCGGCTGATTGTTTTCCTGTAATAATAGTCATGATGGTCATAGAAGATGGATTTGCTGTAATTGTTTCCATTTTATAAGGAACATTTTCAGCTATTATGATAAACTCTTTTGCTCTTGTAATTGCCTGACTCAATTT